AAATGGGAAAACGAGTAAGAATATCCAATGACAGTCTGAACAGCTACGGGTTCAGAGTACTGACGAGCGGTCTGGACGTGGCTCAGTACAACCGTAACCCCGTACTGCTCTATATGCACGAGCGTGGCAACGTGGTGGGCTATGTGAAGGACTTGAAGGTGGAGAACAATGAGGTAACCGGCGAACTGATGTTCGACTGCGCCTCGGAACTTAGCCAACGCTGCAAGAAGCAGTTTGAGTTCGGCAGCCTGAGAATGGTGAGCGCCGGCTTGGATATATTGGAAACAAGTGAGGATGCGAGCGTGCTTGTCCAGGGGCAGACACGTCCTACCATCACAAAGAGCAAGCTATTTGAGGTAAGCGTTGCCGATGTCGGTGCCAATGATGATGCCCTCGTGCTTCATAAAGACGGAAAAAGAATAACCCTCGGCAGGGACGGAGATTGCCCGCTGCCGCTTTTGAATAATAATAACAAACAAAAAACAGAAGAAATGGAAAACAAAACCATTGCCCTGAATTTGGGGCTGCCTGAAACGGCCACCGAGGCTGAAATCTCCGCCAAGATTGCCGAGTTGAAAGCCGTCAAGGAACAGAACGCGTCTCTGCTTCAGGAAAAAGAGAAGCTCACCTTGGCGAGAATCAACAGCCTTGTCGAGCAAGCCATTGCCGACAAACGCATTGAGTTAAACAACAAAGACCAGTTTGTGGAGCTGGGCAAGAAGATTGGCGCGGAGGAACTGGAGAAGACCCTGAAGGCGATGCATCCTTCGGTGAAGCTGTCTTCCGTGATAGGACATCAGGGTGGCGCTCCTACAGGTGAACAGAAGTTCACAAAACTGAGTGATGTGCCAGCTGAGCAAATTGCCACGTTGCGATTGGAGAATCCCGAGGAATACAAACGCCTGTACAAGGCTGAGTATGGTATCGATTGCGAAATCTAAAAGTATAACCCTTTAAAAAAAATTGACAATGAACAGAATTTTAATGCTGCTCGGTACCCTGCTCTTCAATGCAGTGACGGGCGCGACCTTTGCATCGGTTCTTGGGCTTTCCCCCATGACAGGTGCTGTGGGAATGAATGTGGTGGCCGTGCTTGCCGGGACTATGCCCCAAGGCGTGTTGCGTGCCGGAGTATTTACAGAGATATGGACTGGCGAGCTGGTTAAGGCTTTGCGCAGCGGCCTTGAAGGCTCATGGCTCGACGGCGTGCCAGATCAGAGTTCCATCACCAACAACGACGTCATTCACCTCGTCGATGTTGGTGTGGACCCTGACGTGCTGGTGAATAACACCACCTATCCGATTCCCCTTCAGGCATTGGATGATAAGGATATTGCCGTGAAGCTCGATAAGTTCCAAACCAAGGTTACTCCTATCACGGACGACGAACTCTATGCGGTGAGCTACGACAAGATGGCACGGGTGAAGGAAAGTCACGGCAACGCCATCAACGATTCTAAATTCGCCAAGGCTGCCCATGCGCTCTGCGCTCAGAAGAACAGCGCCACCACGCCCGTGCTTACCACTACCGGAGAGCGCGACGCTGAGACGGGTCGCCTGCGCCTGACACCTCAAGACCTTGTGGCGATGAAGCGGGCGTTGGACAAGATGAAGGTGCCTGCGGACAACCGCCGCCTCGTTCTTTGTCCTGATCATGTGAACGACCTGCTGCTCGTTAGTCAGAACTTCCGTGAGCAGTACAACATTGACCGCAACACCGGTAAGGTAGGCAAGCTATATGGCTTTGACATCTATGAGTATGCCAACACGCCGCTCTATACGCAGGCTGGCGTCAAGAAAGCACTTGGCGCAAACGCCGAGAAGGGCGAGTTCCAATGCTCGTTCGCCTTCTACACGCCACGCGTGTTCAAGGCTACTGGTTCGACCAAGATGTATTACAGCGAGGCTTCGACCGATCCGGAATACCAGCGTAACAAAATCAACTTCCGCCATTACTTTATCTGTATGCCTAAAAAGAGCGACGCAGGCGTAGTGATGGCAAGCGGTTACAAGGAAAACGCATGATGAGCAAGCCCATGAAATATCTCGTCATCCACTGCACCGCCACGCCGGAGGGGCGCGAGGTCACCGCGGCTGAGATACGCCGATGGCACACCGCGCCACCCCCGGCAGGCAGGGGGTGGAGACACGTGGGCTACACAGACATGTTCCACCTCGACGGACGTGTGGAGCGACTGGTGAAGAACAACGAAGACGACCGTGTAGACAACTGGGAGATCACCAATGGTGCGGCAGGGTACAACAGTGTGAGCCGTCACATCGTGTATGTGGGCGGATGCGACAGCGCCATGCGCCCTAAAGACACACGCACGGCGGCACAGCGCGAGGCCTTGAAACGTTATGTGCAGGATTTCCATAGCCGTTTTCCACAGATACGCATCGTTGGTCACCATGACCTGAATCCCGGCAAGGCGTGCCCGGCGTTCAATGTGGCGGCATGGCTTCGTGAGATAGGCATACGGCAAACGTTCAATCAGCATTTATAACACAGAGCAATGGGAGACACGATATTTCAAATCCTGCAATGGGCAATCCCATCGGGCGGTATCGGCGCCGCCATTGCCTGGATTGCCAACCGACGCCTCAGAACCGTCGAGGAGAAAAAAAAGATAGAAGATACCTACAAGCAGATGTACGACATGGTGAGCCGTGAGCTCATCAGCTTGCAGCAGCAAAACGAAACTAACTATGACAAAATTGAGAATCTTCGCACCGATGGCGACAAGATGCGCCGGGCGCTCAACCGCCTCTCAAGGGCCATCGAGGCTATTCAGATATGCCCTCATCGCACTACTTGCCCTGTCAGCGTGGAGCTGTCGCTCGACCAAGACAGTGACACGCCAAAGCCTGCACGCGGAAAGCATCAGCCTGCAAAGGGACAGTCTCACGACGACGGTCACACAAACATGGCAGAAGCCGCTGAGGGTTCCCATGTCGACGGTAGGTCTCAAGCTGCCACTCGACAGCATCAGGCAGCTGCCACCAGGGGCGGCGTACACGGCAAGGGACAAACAGGCGGCTGTGAGGCTCCAAAGGAAACCGGCAAGGGCGAATGAGCCTGAGCAAATCATCATTGAGGCACAATGCGACTCTCTGGAGCTGGTAGCCGCAAGTTACTCAAAGAGCATCATCACGCTGAAACGGCAACTCAATGAGGCTAAGCGGTTGAACAGCGAGTTGAGGGAAACGGTAAAGGAGCGCGCATCCCCTGGCCTCAAAATTATATTCATCGCCTTCATCGCCGGGGTGGCGGCCGGCATAGTATTAACCCTGTTGATTGTCGGCTGCATTCGGCAAAACAAGAGAGCTTGATTGCGCTCATTTGCACGACAATTAACCAATTTAACAAGAAAGATATGGCAAAAAGTGTTTTAGACGGAACTGACCTCATCCTATCTATCGGTGGGAATGCACTCGGTTTCTCGACAGGCTGCAAGGTTTCTACCTCTGCCGAAACAGGAGAGCGTGTAACCAAGGAGGCTTCAGGCGGCAAATGGAAAGAGAGTTACATCAAGAGCTTCTCGGAGCAGATTACCGCCGATGGTGTGGTACTTACGGACGGAACAGCAGAAGTTCCAAGTTATGATCAACTGAAAGATGCTATGCTGAAGGGTGAGCCTGTTGATGGCGCATACAACCTCCGTGACGGTGACAAACGTACAGGAAAAGCCAGCGGAGGGTATAAAGGTAAGTATCTCATCACGTCATTGGACCTTGACGGTCAAGCTGGCGATGATGCGAAGTATTCCATCACCCTGCAGAACAGCGGTGCGGTAACGAAAGCCGACTCTGGGCTGTCAGGCGGAAATTCTGTATCACCTGGAGGATAAAAAGAAATTATTATGGACAACAAGAAACTTAACAAACTGAAGATAGCCGGCAAGGAATATCCCTGCCGTGTAACTATGGGAGCAATGGTGCGCTTCAAACATGAGGCAGGAAAGGACGTGAGTGAACTGAAGCAGAACGATATATCGGAACTGGTACTCTTCATCTTCTGCTGCGTAAAGAGTGCGTGCCATGCGGACAAAGTGGACTTCGACATGGACTTCGAGATGTTTGCCGACTCATTGGAGCCGGACAGTGTCAATTCCTTCTACGAGGAAATGGCTGCCTCACAAAAAAAAACGGAGAACCCGGTGCGAGGCAAGTAAGCATTGACGAATTGCTGGGATTGGCCTTGGGGTGCATCGGGATGAGCAGGGATGACTTTGAACGGTGCACCCCTTTCGAGTTCTATGAAGTGTGGAACAGGTGGGGGCAGCAGCATAAGGACAGGGAACGTTCCGAATGGGAACGAGCAAGGGTGTTGGCCATGTTCTTTATCCAACCATACGTGAAAGGTAAATTGACGGCACATGACGTTCTCCCCCTGCCGTGGGACGAGGAAAAGAGCCCTACCGACAGTGAGGAAATCAGCAAAGAAGAATTTAACAGGCGTTTCGAGGAAGCGAAACGGTGCAATGGATTAAGATGATGGCAAAGGCAGTAGAATTTCAAATCAAGATAAAAAGCGTAGACGGCAACGTCCTGAAGAACCTGACCGTAGAGGCTACCGGACTGGAGGATGCCTTGGAGCAGGTGGGCGATACGGCGCGCAACACAGGCTCCCAGCTGAAGGAAATGGCAGCGAAGAGCATGGTATTCGAGGGCGCAATGCGGTCTGTCGAAACTCTCCGTGATATGGTAGGCGGTTTGGCAGCCCCTTTTAACAGCTTTGAAACAGCTATGCGCAGTGCCAACACGATGGCTGGCAAAAGCGGAGAGGAATTTGATGCGCTCTCCGATAAGATTGTCGGCTTGAGCAAGAACATACCATTGGCCCGCGAGGAACTTGCTAATGGGTTGTACCAGACCATATCGAACGGTGTGCCCGAAGACAACTGGATAGCCTTCTTGGAGCAGTCAAGCAAGGCAGCTGTCGGCGGACTTGCCGATTTGGGGCAGACCGTAACGGTAACATCAACCCTCATCAAGAACTATGGACTGAGCTGGGATCAAGCTGGGGCTATTCAGGATAAGATACAGATGACCGCCAAAAATGGCGTGACGAGCTTTGAGCAACTTGGTCAGGCACTGCCCCGTGTCAGCGGAAGTGCCTCTCAATTGGGTGTGGAAATGGATGAGCTTATGGCAGTCTTCGCCACTACCACCGGTGTTACCGGTAATACGGCAGAAGTTTCTACCCAGTTGGCGGCTGTTCTGAATGCGCTTATCAAACCGTCTGCGGAAGCGACACAGGCAGCGGAGGCTATGGGCATAGGCTTCAATGCTGCAAGCGTACAGGCTGCAGGAGGGCTTGAGAACTTCCTATTGGGGTTGGATGCAAGCATTCAGGAATATTCAGCCAAGACCGGACAGCTCAGTGAAACTATCTATGGACAGCTGTTCGGCAGCGCGGAGGCATTGCGTCTGCTCGGTTCCTTGACTGGGGAGCAGAAAGACAAATTCTCGGAGAATATTGGAGCAATGGCTGATTCTGCCGGTACGATTGATGAAGCCTTCAATGAGATGGCAAGCACGGGAGACAGTGTCGGACAAATGCTTAAGAATCAAGTGCAGTCCATGCTTGACTGGGCGGGTTCCTTGGCAAGTACCTCTGCCCCCTATATGGAAATGATAGCCAACACGGGACTGGCGTTAATGAGTATGGCACAACTGAAAGGCGGTTTGGTGGCCGTTGTGTCTGGATTGAGGGCTGTCAAGATTGCCACTCTCGCACAGGCTGCAGCCTCAAAGATTGCCGTGCTTGCTTCCAATGCTTGGAAGATAGCACAGATAGCACTGAATTTCGTGCTGAGTGCCAATCCCATTGGCATAGTCATTATGGCGATAGCCGGACTGGTAGCCATATTGGTGGCAGCCTATAACAATAGTGAGACCTTCCGCAACATCTGCGACCAAGTATGGGCTGTGGTAAAAGACTTGGCTTCCGCTGTATGGGACTTCCTTGTGAAAGCCTTTGAGAAGGCAAGCACCGTTATCAAGGAGGCGTGGGAATGGGTAAAGAAGTTCTTTGGCATAGATGACAACGGTCCTGTCAAACAGACAGGCGGGATAGAAAAACAGACCAAGGCGCTAAAAGAGAACACGAAGGCAAAGACCGAGAATGCACAGGCGGCACTCAAAGGGAACAAGAAGTTCAATTCTCCTGTCAGCGGCAGCGACAAAAAAGACAAAGATAAAAAGAGGAACAAGAAAGAAACCGACCTATATGACGGCAAGAAACTCATAGCCAACGCCACGAGTTACAAGGAGCTTGGCAACAATATCCAGTATTATCAGAACAAACTCGAAACGACCAAGGGCTCCGAGACCAAGACTATCGCCCTCTATGCCCAGAAGATAACCCTGCTCCAGAAGCAGCAGGAAACCATCAGCCGTATTCAGGAAATGGCTGCACGCTCTGCGGAACTGAAATCCCTTGAGGACATCAACAACGAAATAAACTACCAGCAGGCACTTAGGGAACGAGCCACAAAATCGGAGCTTGCCGGAATAGATAAGGAGATACGGCGTTTGAATGACCTTAAAACGGCATTTGAACGCAATGCGCACATAGATGTTGGCATCAATAAGATAAGGACATACAGGCAGTTGGAGGAAGAACTACAGTACTACTCGGATTTACTGAAAACCGCCACAGAGGAGGAACGTATCGAAATACAGAAGCAGATCAATGCGCTGAATGACCTGCGTAAGAAGTGGGATGACACATTGGCTGAACTGAAAAAGCCTGAGGATATTGCAAGGCTTGACAGCATCGAGAAGCTGGACAACGCCATCAGCTACTATCAGTCAAAGCAGAAGAAGGCAAGCGCCTCTGAAATATCGGAAATAGAGCGCACCATTATGGCATTGGAGAAGAAGCGCAATGCCATGAAACAACTGACACGTATTCCTGAATTGCAGGAGGAGGTCGGCAAGCTTGGTGGTATGAACGGCAGGGAGCTTACGATGGAACTGCGGGTAATGGGCTTGGATGGACTAAAGAAACGCATCAAAGAGTTGCAGGATATGCTTGCGGACACGAAGAACCCGATGGACGAAAGCCAGCGCGCCGAAGTGAACAAACTGGTGGAGAGTTATGAGAACTACCAGAAGATCCTTAAAAAGAGCAATGTTACCGTGGAGAAGTCGTGGAGTTCTCTCAAAGGTATAGGTGGTGGCATATCTTCGCTGACTGATGCGCTTCAGGGCAACCGTGGGGCTTGGGAAACCATTACCAGTGTGGTGGACGCAGCTATACAGATTTATCAGGGCATCAACAGCATCATTGCGATTGTGCAGGCACTCACTGGTGTTACGCAGGCAAATACCGCAGCCACAATGGCACAAGGCGTGGCCAAGACTACAGAGGCTACGATAGACACCACGGCTACAGGTATTGAGGTTACGAACAGCGCAGCTCGGACTGCCGCTACTCATGCGGAGACTACAGCCGATGTCGCAGGTGCAGCTGCCAAGACAATGAAGGCCCATGCGAGCATACCCTTCGTGGGCATAGCAGTGGGCGTGGGTATGGTGGCTTCATTGGTCGGCATGATGATGTCTCTTCCGAAATTTGCCAACGGAGGTCTGGTCTATGGACCGACACTCGCCCTTATGGGAGAATATGGCGGAGCAAGCTCCAACCCTGAAGTAATAGCGCCACTTGACAAACTGAAATCCCTGATAGGCGACACCGGCAGTGGGTTCAGCGGTAAGCTGGAGGCAAGGCTCAGAGGGAGAGACATCGTGCTGGCACTGGCCAACGAGACGCGCATTAACAGGAAAAAGACGAATATTAAACTTTAAACTTTGAACTTTGAACTGTCAACTTACAAACTTAAAAACTCATCAACTAAAAAACTTCAAGCTATCAACTTGTCAACTTGTCAACTTGTGAACTAAAAAACTTATAAACTCAATGTACATACACGGACATTTCTACAACCAGCTCAACGAGCGCATAGAGGTGCATATCCTCACGAAAGGCAGCCATACGCCAGACATAGAGATAGGGGCAAAGGATAGCGGCATCAGCTGGACCGACGACCCCGTGGACATCACGAGCCAGGTCAGCGACACCTTCGACGTGCTGCTCTGTCAACAGGCGAGCGTGAGGCTCCTCACAAAAAATTTCGTGCCCGACTTCTTCTCCGCGTCATGCCGCGACGTGGTGGTCAACATCTATCGGGAGGGGGAATGTCTCTTCGCCGGATTCGTAGAGCCACAGACCTACTCGCAGGGATATAATGAGGAGCAAGACGAGATTGAGCTGAGCTGCATCGACATACTCACGGCGATGCGATATGCCAAGTACCGAGGCGTTGGAACCTTGGGGGTGGCATACGCTGGCATCAAGGCCACGGCAAAACAGCGCACGATGGCAGACATCATCATCCAAATGCTCAGAGACATCACCAAGGGGGTCGATGTCAAGGGACAGGGAAAGGAGGCATTATTATACGACGGAAGCCGCGCTGTCGACAGGCTCGAACAGGACAAATATTCGCTTTTCAGCCACCTTTCCGTCAATGAGCTGCTCTTTCTTGGCGATGACGAGGATGAGGTGTGGCAGCAGGACGAAGTGCTCGAGGAAACACTCAAATACCTCAATCTACACATCAGGCAAGAGGGCTTCACATTCTACATCTTCGCATGGGAAAGCGTAAAGAGCCAGCAGCCCATCAAGTGGCGTGACCTCGTCAGTGCACAAGAGGCGGTCACCACAAGGCAATGCGTGGACATCAGTAACAGCAACGTCGTCGGCGAAGACACTACCATCAGCGTTGGCGAGGTGTATAACCAGCTGCTGCTCACATGCAAGACCGAGAGCGTGGAGAACGTCATCGAGAGCCCGTTTGACAACAACACACTCGCAAGCCCCTACAACGCCAAGCAAAAATATATGACCGAGTACAGTTGCGATGGAGAGGGAAACTCCTCCATCGACGCTTTTGACGCCATCACGCATGGAAGAACGACTGATTATGACGGAGCCTTCATCACACATTGGTTCGTCCGCGTCATGGAGAACCAGCAGTGGAGATTCCCAGTCAACGGTACGGGAAGCATCATGCAGCAGTACAGTCAAAGTGGGCGCAACCAGCAGGCGTTGCCCAACGCATTGAGAAACAATGACGCAGCAGCCATCATCGCTTTTGGAAAGGTGGAGCAGAAATGTGCGGTGAAAGATAACGCACCCATCGCAAAAGTGCAAATGACCAACTATCTTGTCGTGAGTGTCAACGGAAACGGTATCGACAACAACCCGGCGAAAGTGTTTCCAAACGAGCAAAGTCTTAAGGCGTCCATTCCAAGGGCTGTATACGAGGGAAGTGCGTCGGGAGGGGTATTCTCACCAAGCGATGACAAGACAACCAACTACATCGTTATCAGCGGAAACATTATTCTCAATCCCCTCATGCCGCTCACGGATAACTTCAGGGCCATCAACGACTACCAACCCAGCGAAGCGTACACAGGAACGGGAATCAGGCAGTGGTGGCACCACACGGTTCCAGCCAAGAACGACAGGAACAAGTATTACACCCAACAGTGGTGGAAAGCTGGCACACCAGCCGAAGAGCCGGTATGGGACAAGGATACCACACAGGGCCTGGTGCCGTTCACGGGGTCGGCGCCAGAGCAAATCGAGTTCAACTACAGTGCAATTGGGGACGGAACAGACAGAATCTCGAAAGTAGCGGTGTTGGCTTGCATGCTCATCATCGGAGACAAGTGCGTGGTTGAGGGGGGAGACGGGGGCAGTCCCGATAACTTCAAATGGAGAGAATACAAAACAAGGGAGCAGTGCTCCAGCGACGACGAGTATTACCAGCAGTGCTTCACCATTGGATTCGATCCAAAAGTCGGAGACAAGCTCATCGGAAGAAAATTTGACATACAAAACAACATCAGCTACAAAATGGGAATTGATGTCGAGGGGACGGCCATTCCCATCATAAGGGCGGACAAGGTCAGCGGACAGGTCAAGTTCATGATCCTCGGACCAATAAACGCCACATGGGAGAACATCACAAGGAGGCACCCCACCTTCTTCAGGCATACCAAGTGGACCAGCAACACCATTTCACTGCTGGCGAACGTCAGCAGCATTCTCATCGAGGATTTTCAGGTGAAGGTGTACAGCGACAATGGGATGATAGAAAGACCGGGTGACAGCGACATCGTCTACATGAGCGACGACAAGCAGCAGTTTGTTAACAGGAAGGATGACATCGAATTCAAAATCAACTCGGCACTCACCTCGGACGAATGCAGGCAGCTGGGCGTGGCACAGGGGGTATGCATGAGCACGCCACTCAACTTGCTCACCGGCGACGGGGTAATCAAGCTCTACGACCACACAACGAAGAGACAGGCAAAGCCGGAGCAGCTGTATGTTGACAGCTATTACAACGAGTACCACCTGCCCAGAATTCTCATGACGCAAAAACTCACCGACAAGAAGGAGCAACGCGTCAGCACGTTCAATCAATACAGGCATCCCGCAATGGGAAAATACTTTTTCGTACAAGGCATCACAAGGAACCTCGAATCGGGAGAAGCTGAAATGTCGTTAAAGGAGATTGAGAAATGATAGACGTAAAGATTATCAAGAAACCGAAAAATAAGGCTACAACGCCAACGGTCAGAACACCGGGAGCAGCTTATGGAGACAAGTCCGTCAAGGAGGCGGTACACGCCAGCAAAGCCGACACGGCGAAAATGGCGGAAAAGGCCATCATCGCCGAACAGGCAGAGCATGCCAAGAAAGCGGACGAAGCAACAAGGGCGGATGAGGTGAGCTTGGAATCAAAAACACTGACGCACTTCCTACGAAACGACATACCCAACACGGCAGCAGAGGTCGTGACCTTCCTCAAGGGAGTCATCTCAAAGACGGTAAGCTTTTTTCAGGGCATTGTCAACAGGGGTGACATCAACAACGATGGCAACATTAAAAACACAGGCAACATCAACAACGAGGGGGACATCAACAACTCGGGAAACGTCACTACCAGGAACCTCACGGTAACGGGGAAGGCGACATTCTTTGAGCTGGAAATACTCAAAGCAATAGCAGCGGGAGGCATCATCATCCAAAGTGCGGCAACGTTTAAGATTGATGATGCGGAAGAAACAACAGAAGGGTATGCGTGCTATCAACGAGCCGAGAAAGACGGCGTGAAGCTTGTGCAGATGTGTGAGGTGAATGACCAGATGATGTGTTACGGTGGGTTCAACGTAGGGGTTGGAACGAATCACAATGTCTGCAATCACTTTTATTGGCGATTAGTGACGGAGGCTCCAACAACGCCTGTCAGGCGAAACATCAACGGTGAAGAGGTAGAGTGCTTGAAGATTGTACTAAGCAGGACGGATTGCGCTGATAACAGCGATGTGCCACTGGTAGGTGATGAAACAGCACAGATAGGAAATAGAACCAACACAGACAGGCAGAGCGTCATCGTGAATAGTGCTTACAAGAGTATTGACGTCGGACTGGTGGCGCCATACTGGGCAAAGTATGTCGGTGTGAACAACTATGACTTAAGCAAGCATAGGGAGACGTATCTTGCACAGAATGACAATCAGATAGTGGGTAACTTGAGGGCGAGGAGCTCATCGGGTGAGATAAGACCCGTACCTGTGTTGCTCGGTGAATGGAAAAGCGGAAAGGAATACGGCTACTATGACAGCGTAACGCATGACGGTAGGCAATGGCTGTGCATCGTTGAGCCTGGTAAGAGAACGACAGAAGAACCAGGCAAAGGTGATGCATGGATGATGTTGGTGGACAAGGGCAGCAAAGGAGATAAAGGCGAGAGTAGTTATACGGTAAACATTTTCACCGATACGCCCAACGGAAACATTATTCGTAATGGGCAAGGCTCTGTCTGGCTTTTTGCCGTGGTGTATTATGGCACGAAAGAAATAACGGAAACGCTGGAAGACTGGCAGTTCTCGTGGGTCATCCATAGCGGTAATCCCGAGTATGATGCACTTTGGAATAAACGTCACCAGCAGTGCGGAAGCAGAATAGAACTGAGTGCGCAGGAGGTGAACAACATTGCACAAGTGGAGTGCTTGATTTGTGATAACGTTGAACATTGAACTTTGTGGTTAGCAAAGCTATCAACTCGTGAACTCGTAAACTAAAAAACTCATAAACTAAAAAAAATGGCAAACAAAATTTTATCAAGAGGACAAATCACAATTGTAGATTTGAATGATGCAAAGCAGATATCCATGATACTGCAAGTGAAAAATCCGTCGCAGATGTACAATCCTGACACCAAGGTGTATGTACCCAACTTCAGCACGGACAAGAACACGATTACACCTAAAGTGTATGTGACTGGCAGTGGTCAGAACATGGTCAGTGCACTCACTTCTATCGAGTATGACATCAATGGTACGAAGTTGCAGGCTGGCAAGAGTGCTGGAGGGTATTCTGTGGGAGCCATCAGTGCAGGTGCAGTGCTTACCATAGCGAGCAACATTTCCTCGAATGCGTTGAACATCAACGTCAAGGCAACTTATCATGACACATTGACAAATGTCGACACGGTGCTTGAGGCGCAGACGCAGGTCATTAAGTCCACATCAGCAGGGGCACTTCTTCAAGTGGTGCTGACACAGCCGAAAGGAAACAGCTTTGATACGAGCATCACAGAACTGACAGCGCATGCCGAGTGCTATCGTGGCGGTGTACACGATACTTCTATTCAGAAGTTTCAATGGCAGAAACTGAATTTTGCTAACGGCACGTTCGAGGATATTTCTACAGGGGTACAAACAAATGGTGGTAACAGCACGCTCACAGTACATGCTGATGATGTGTTGAATGTACAGACTTACAAGGTGATAGCCACTGACGATGGGCAAACCTCCGAAGCCATCGTCACGTTCGAAGACCGCACTGATCCATACGAGGTAGTGCTGCATGCCCCAAAGGGAAATGTCATCGTCAATGGCAAGGGAGAAATAGATATCAACGCCGAGGTGTGGCAAAATGGCGTGAAGTTAGAAGATGTGAGCGCACAGACATCTAAGTTTACCTACACATGGACGAAGTACAACAAGGCAGGTGCTCGAGAGAACTTCACTGGCACATCGTCGCCCACAAAGACGGGAAACCCTTTGAAAGTATTGGCAGCCGACGTAGACCAGAAGGCAACTTTTGTGTGCGAGGTTAGAAAAGCATAAAGAGGAGGGAAACCGAAGGAGAACTCATGATAATTCATAATATAGTTGACAAGTTCACAAGTTGATGTGTTGTTAGCCACAATTATGAATTAACTCGTAAACTTGTGAACTCGTCAACTTGTAAACTTAAAAACTCATTTCATGAACAAAGTATTAGCCAGAGGCATTATGACAATAGCGGCGGTGAATGACGGGAAAGACGGTCAAACGCCACACTTACATATTGCGTATGCAAACTCACCAGACGGAAAAGTAGACTTCAGTACTGATGACAGCAAAGATAGAGCGTACATCGGTCAGTATGTCAGCTACACGGATGAGCCTGACAGCACTGATGCCGACAAATATACATGGTCGCTTATCAAAGGAAAGGATGCAGTTGTGTATAGGCTTGAACTATCTTCTTCGCAGGTTTCCGTCAGTAAGTATGATCAGCTAAACCCTGACGATATCGAAATCAGAGCTTTTCGCATGGAGAGTGATAAAATAGTTCAGTTAGATAATGCGAAGGCTCAAATAGAGGTGCTACGTGACGGTCAACCTATATCCTCATACTCGCTAACGTACAACAAAGACGATAAAAAATGGGTACTCAGTCTTCATACAGGATATGTCCGCTTTTATTACATCAATCTCTATATAGACGGAAAGAAGGTGGATAGCAAATCGGTCGTTTTTGTTTATGATGGGAAAAATGGAGAACCAGGGAAGCCAGGAGAAC